GTTTTTATTGGTTGGTTAACCCAACTCTCATTATTACATGAGGTTGTTGACCAGAAGACGACGATAATAAACGTTGGTGTCTTCATAGAGACGTCCTAGACCTTCGTTTGCGCCTTCTGCGAATGGGTTCGCGACCATGCCGTAGCGGGTCTTGAAGCCAATCTTTGGCTGGAAGGTGTTAGGATCAACTGCACGAACCATCTGTAGTGGAACATATGGGCAGTAGAAGAGACCTGCGTCGAATGCCGACGAGCCCTTGTAACCTACTACCATGTAGTTCGAACCAGCATATGGATCGATGTAAACGCGGAGACGGCCGTTTAGAACGCCTGCGAATGTGTTGCCTGTGTCGTCAACGTTGAGGTTGTTCGAGTTAAGAGCTGGAGCGTAGTCAAGAACACCTGCCATCTGAAGTGCGGAAGCAACGTCCGACGAACAGATGATGATGTTACCCTTACCACGTCTGGTAGCCTTTGCGATTGCGTTAGCTTCACGCTCGACCTGGAACATAAGGCCCTTGAACTTTTCAACCGACCAACGACCGTTAGAATCGGTGTCGAGGTCGAATACGCCTGCGTTTGTTGTACCTTCAGCAGCACCACGTGTTGCGGTAACTACGATTGTACGGATAACTTCACGGTTGATTTCAGCTAGAATTTCTGCCGAAAGAATGTTCGACAGTTCTGTCTCAGCATCAAGACCATGGATTGCCTTGAGGTCCTGAGCTAGTTCTAGCGAGTATTCAGCCTTGAGAGCACGGCTCTTAGCAGTTACCGAAACCTTCTCGATCGAGAATGCCATTTCTGGGAAGATCGATGTAGATGTCGAACCAAGACCTTCAGCAAGAGCTGTCTTGATACCGCCTGCGAAGTTGTAAAGTGCGTTGTTAGCGTTTGTGTTAGCCGATGGGGATGTGCCGATTGTGTTAGCAGCACCACCAACGTCTGTTGCTACGTCGTAGCCAGCGTCGGTAGCAGATGCGTTAGCACCACCACGAGCCGAGTGACCGGTGTCAACTTCGTTGTAGAAAGTTTCTGCACCGTTCTGTAGGTCGTAACGTGCGCGCATTGCGAAGATAAGACCTGTTGGGCCTGTCATTGGCTGAACGCCGCAGACATCGTAAGCCATTAGGTTTGGCATTGCACGACGAACGAGCGAGATAAGAACTGGATCGAAGCCATCGACGTTAGAGCCGGCTGGAGCAACGCCCGAGTTGGTTGGAGCAGCTTCACCAAGGAAACCGCCGGACATGGAAGCACGTGCTTCGCGAATTGCATTCTCAGTATTCTCAAGAATCTGAGCTGTAACAGCGCGCTTGTGCGAGTCCTTAATTGGAGTCAGATCCTCATGCTCGAGGATTGGCTTCCACTTTGTCTGAACTTCTTCTGCTAGATATGACATTTTTGTTCTTCTCCTTAAAAAGCTTTTTTGAAGCTAATTTTATTTATAAAAGTATTACTTTACACCCTTTGCAATGGCCTTAACGTAAAGGTCCATACCTGGTGCAGTGTGTCCTGTTGTTCCAGCATCTGTGTTATCTTCACCGTCGATTTCTTCAGTGATTAGACCAGTGGAAGCTGGGGCTGCCTTCTTTGTGAAGTACTGCTCCTTGACGATTTCGAGTTTCTTGCGATATGTCTCTTCGTCTGTGTACTCAATACCTTCAGCAAGTGTGCGAAGCTTTTCGATCTGTGTCTCAGCTAGACCTTCAGAAACTTCTTCAAGAGCAGCTTCCTTAGTTGCTTCTTCAACAACAGCCTGAAGAGCGATCTTCTCGTCAAGTGTTTCGTTGAGCTTAGCCTTGGTCTCGTCGAGCTCAGCCTTCATCTCAGCAACGAGATCAATCTTCTCGTCTGGAACTGTGATGTAGTTCAAGCTTAGCTGTTACTTCTTCCATGATTGTAGCAGTCTGCTCTTCAAGAGCCTGTTCAAACGACTCTTCTAGTTCAGCTGCCTTAGCTTCATATTCTTCTTCAAGACGAGCTACTTCGAGGTTAACACGTGTGTTAACAGCAGCTTCGAAAACTACTTCTGCCTTTTCCTTGAACTCTTCTGTTAGGTCGTCAGCACCGAACATATCGTCGATGTCTTCCTTCCACGCACCCTTACCTACAGCATCGGACGGCTTCATGTTAAGAGTTGCCTTGTTAGCAGCAGACTTATCTTCTGCGCCTGGTGCCTTATTTGGGCCATACTGTGACTGAACATCGTTAAAGATCTTTGAGAGATCATCCTTACCGAGCTGAGCTAGCAGCGAGGTAAATGTAGCGAGTGTCTGAGCCTTAGTATCTCCTCATCGGTGTTGATTACGTCCTGTGTATCCTTCTCGGCCATTTTTTACTCCTTAATGAGATAATTTCTGTTTATTTATTAAAAACTAATCTTTGAAAGATTTTTCAGATAATTTTCGAAGATCTGCACTTTTCTCTCTTGAAGTTGGCGAGAGGAAATAGCTCTTTCAATTTGTTTCTTTGCTTCTTCAGCTACCTGGACTGCTTGGAATCCAAGTCTTTCATCATAGACCCATTCAACACCTTCCATAATGCCATCAACCCAGGCATTAGGTGCCGAAGGATCAGCAACAATATCAGCAGCAGTAGCAAGTCTGAAATCGTCTTGAACTTCGTTTACACCTTCTTTATTCATCTTAAGTGAGCCCATACCACGAGAGGATACGCCTAGACGTGCTCCTGACTCCATAAGACCGCGCGCAATATTACCCATTGGGGTATTTGTGATTAGGGCCTTACCAATATAGTCTGTACCTTCCTTACGAAGTGATACGATACGGTGTGAGACGCGATCTAGATTGATCTGAGGACCATTTGGATGTCCAAGTTCGCCCATAGCGGTCTTTGTTTCGACAGCTTCCTTCATGTAACGGGCAACTTCTTTGTCCATTACTTCTTCTGGATACATACGACCGTTGCGGTTCTTAATAGCCGACTGAAGGAAGACGCCCTCAATATAGAGGTTCTTTGAACCGTCTTCTTTAGCTTCTGAGACGTACTGTAGTTCGTCAAGAACTTCTGTAATGAGTTTCATTCTACCCTCTTATACCTGGAAATATTGTGAGTTAGCTGTTAGATCTGGTCCAACCTTTTGTAGCTCAAAAATAATGAACCCGTTAGATGTACCAACAAAATCTACTGAAAGATTTGCTTCAGCCTGACCAACTGTAATTGGCATACCAGCGCCGGCATATTCATGCTGACCCGTCGAATCATATACCGCTATAGGTGTTGTATGGCGCTTGATGATAATATAGCCGTTAGGATCAATACCCCATATAGCCTGTGTAAGGTATGCACCTGTAAGTGTCTCACCCGGTGAGGCAATATTAGAAACAGAGTTATTACCCGTTACTCTAATAGAGCCACTGCTTCCATTTGAAACGTGAATAACTACTGATGTTCTAGGCTTATTTGATACGATAGATACAGCCATTATTCACCTCTATTTTCTAATGCAAAGTTGAGAAGCTGATTAACACCTTCACGGGTATCAACAGTCTCAATCATCTTGTTTTGGTTATCACTATTTAGGGCTTCAAAAAGACCGAGTAATGTATTGACATGAGCTTCTGAAAGACCTTCCAGTCTCTTTAGAAGACGCTCTTCTGGAGTAAACTTGATCTCTTCAGGTACATACTTTTCAATTGAGCGATTAATAATGTCTTCTTTTGTAAGCTTACCAGCTGCTTTCTGAATACCAGTCATACGCTTTACAGCTTTGCTAACAAGCTTATGACCTTCTGCTTCACCTTCAGCGTTGTTTCTAGCTAGTGACATACCACCAGCAATACCTTTGCCAAGGACTTGATTCGACGCCTTCTTAACATATGAACCAAGAGTCTTCTTTGAAAGTTCATCGATCTGCTCAATTTCTTCCTTAGCCATAACCTTAGCTTTTTCGACGCCAGCCATTCTGCCACCGTATGACTTACGGCTAGCTAGTTCACGACCCTTAGTGCGTTGCTCACCACCATGATCGGCGATAGACTTTGCTTTCATTCTGTAGCTGCGAAGTGTGTCATGGGATAGTTCGTCGAGAGCCTCTTCCTTAACTGGCTTCTTTTCTTTAGCAAGTAGATCGCGAACCTTCTGTGCTGTCTTCTTATCAGCATCTGTAGGCTCATCAGCTGTAGGTACATAACCCTCTGTAGCAGGAACCTTAGCATGACGCATACGAATTTTTTCGTGGGCCAGAGCAACGCCACCATAGCGCTTATCAAGCTTAGCAGCGGACATACCTCTATGACCACGAGCATCTGAAGCCTTAGCTGTATAGTCAGTTAGCTTCTTAGCCGAGATCTCATCAAGCTCTTCTGCTTCTTCGTTCATCTTAGACTTTTGACGCTTTAGCTTTGCAATTTGTGCTTCGATATTCTTACGAGCAATTGGACTTGCAGTAGCATTCTTCTTACGAATAAGTTCATTAATCTGCGCACCAATATCTTCGTCAAGCTCTTCAGCTTCTTCAGCAACACGCTTAGCTGTCTTGGTAGCGATAGCATAAGCCATTGACTTATCCATCTTAGGATCATCGCGCTTAATAGCCTTAACGACTTCTTCACGCTTCTTCATCTCAGCTGGAGTAAGAGTCTTTTCGTCGATTGAATTGAGAAGATCTAGAGCTTCGTCAAGAAGGTCATCTAGGTTTACGTCTTCCTTAACTGGAACCTTTGCGCCACCATAGATCTTTTTAGTAGCTGTCTTAATACCAGCTGTACGCTTACGAATCTTCTTGTCTTCGGCATCGGTATTATCATCGTGAGCCTTATAGTACTCACGCTCATCTTCAGCGTTTTCTTTATCGTCACGAGCTTTATCGCGATAAGCGCGGACCATCTTCTGTGATAGTTCGTCTAGCTTTTCAGTTTCTTCGTATACCTTTTCGTCTTCACCAACATCATATCCATGGCGCTCTTTCTTGCGCTCAACAGTCTTAATGTTAGTTGCCTTGAAGACATCATCGCCGTTGCCGTTACGATCCTTGTGCTTGATCGTTACATGCTTGTCAACGAACTTCTGCTCGTCCGGTGACTTTGGCTTGTATACTTCTAAGAAATCTTTAAGCGTCTTCATCAGTGAAGTCCTCGTCGTCTAGGTCTAAGTCGTCTAAGTCTAAATCATCTAGATCCAGATCCTCTAGATCATCATCACCGAAATCGTCGTCGTCTTCGAATTCATCTTCACCAATATCATCTTCAGCATCGTCATCAATATCGAGCTCATCAGCATCATCTACCTCTTCAGGTTCCTCTTGCTCACCATAGATGGATTGTGCAAGTGTAATACGATGTGCTTCAACAGCGTCTTGAGCTTTCTGCTGCATTAATTGGTTAAATGTATCAGCGAAGTCAACAGGATTCTTTTCAACTGCAAAACCAAGTAGATCTGTTGTATCTGCCATAAAAATTATTCCTTTAGTCAATTATACTGTATATTTATAAAAAGTTATTGCCCGGGTGGCTGCTGTTGCTGCGGCTCATATGCTTGAGGCTCAGCGCCACCTTGATCTTGTGGTCCGCCAGGAGCATTCTCTGCTTCGTTAGGATCACCAGCGTATTGTGGGTTATCCATTTCATCAGCGATCTGCTCATCAATCTCTTCCATCTCTTCGTCAGATTGACGTAGAACCTTACGGCGAATCCACTCATGGGAGTAGTACTTACCGGCGTAGTCGTCAATGTCACGAAGCATGGCAATTCTATCACGGAGAATTTCTGTCTCTTTAAGCTCTGCATAGTAATTGTCTTGCGAGAACTTATAACGAATATTCTGCTTTAGTTCATCCCATTCCTCAGCGGTAATAATACCCTTGAGAACGAGCTGACGCTCCATAATCTTTGTAAACAGTGTTGCGAATTTGTTACGAAGTCTTGCAATAAACTTAGCAAACTTGACTTCGTCTCTTGTAATTTCTGTAGCTCTACCAAAGTTAAACTGTGTTTCAGGGTCGAGGCGCGAGATTGGCACGTTTAATGACTTATATAACTTACGTTGGAAGTAAAGTACGTCATCCATCTGACCCAGGTTCTGTCCGCCTGGTAGAGTTGTGATTTCTGTACCCTTACCACCTTCACGGCGAGGTAGCCAGAAATCTTCAAGCATTGTCATGAACTTACGATCATCTCTGATTTCACCAGTAGATGAGTCATACACAAGCTTATTCTTAAACTTTGTCATCTGATCGCGCAGATATTGTTCAGCCTTCATCTTAGGAAGGTTACCAACGTCGATATAGAATATACGACGCTCTGGAGCGCGAGAGATACGATAGATAACCAGCGAGTCTTCCATAGCTCTAAGCTGGTTAAGAGGCTTAATAGCCTTATGTAGATAAGACTGTACAAGATCGCCGTTTAGTGAAGTTAGACCTGATGTACAGTGAATAATAGAGTCTTTGGCAATACGAAGACCGCCGATAGTATTAGAAGGTATTGAAGCATTACCAGAGGTCTTAGCAAAGCCCTTATCGTTAAAGATGTAATACTCTTGACCATCTTGTACAAGAGCAATGTTATTGACAGCCTTCTTGCGCTTTTGTTCTTTGATCTTACGAATCTTACGTGGATCGATATAGCGAAGCTCTACGATACCGTTCTTTGGATTCTCTTCATCAATAATAACGTGATAGTAGAGTCTTCCATCTACATACCAACGTCTAAAAACTTCATAAGAGAGTTGATTGAATTCTAGAAGATTGAGTACATCTTTGAACTCTTCGATAAAAAGCTTCTTGATTCTATCAGGGAGTTCTGTATCATCGAGGATGAGTTCAACTACTTCTTGCTCTGGCTCTTGTGTTATAACTTCGTTAACGATATCGTCTACAGCCTGATCCACTTCTGGATACATCGACATTTCGCGATATCTGTTAACTAGTTCTGCTTCTGTTCTAATTGAACCGTCAAGATCAACATAGGTGCCATAAGCACCGCCTT